GGTGCTCCTGTATTGGAAATCAATGTAGATGATGATCAAATTGACGACTTAGTTGATGATGCCATTCAATATTTCAACGAACGTCACTTTGACGGTGTTGAAAAGATGTATCTTAAATATAAGATTACACAAGATGATGTAGATAGAGGTAAAGCAAAGGGAACTACTGGTACAGGAATTGTACAGACAACTGCTACCGATACATCCAATAGAACTTATAATTTTTATGAAACTGAGAACTATATTCAAGTTCCAGATTCTGTAGTTGGAATTGAAAAGATTTTTAAATTTGATACTAGTTCCATTTCTGGAGGAATGTTCAGTATCAAGTATCAACTGTTTTTGAATGATCTTTATTACTTTAACTCAGTTGAACTCCTCCAGTATGCAATGACCAAGAGTTATCTTGAGGACATTGATTTCTTGCTGACAACCGATAAGCAGATAAGATTTAATAAAAGACAAGATAGATTATACTTAGATATTGATTGGGGATCTCAACCTGCTGGAGAATTTATTATAATCGAATGCTATAGAGCATTAGATCCCGCATCATTTACCCAAATATATAATGATAGTTGGATGAAGATGTACCTTACCGCACTCATAAAGAGACAGTGGGGTAGAAATCTTAGCAAGTTCAGAGGTGTTAAACTTCCTGGTGGAATTGAACTAAATGGAGGAGAAATTCTCCAACAAGCAGAATCAGAAATTGCAGACATTAAGTCAAGAATGATGTCTGAATATGAATTACCACCCCTCGACTTTATTGGATAATGGCACTTAATCCTTTCTTCCAGCAAGGCACTGCTGGAGAGCAGAGACTAATACAAGATTTAGTGAATGAACACCTACAATTTCATGGTGTAGATGTAACGTATATTCCAAGAAAATTTGTCAATAGAAAGACTATAATAGAAGAAGTACAGACTTCAAAGTTTGATGATAACTATACTATTGAAGCATATGTCAATAATTACGATGGATATTCTGGTGCTGGAGATATTCTAACTAAATTTGGTGTAAGCGTCCGTGATGAACTGATGCTTACAATATCAAGAGAAAGATTTGAGGAATTTGTTGCGCCATTTATGGCAGGTATTGATGATGGTACAGACACTAGTGAAATTCCAACATCTAATAGACCAAGAGAAGGTGATTTAATATACTTCCCACTTGGACAACGATTATTTGAAGTTAAGTTTGTTGAACACGAAGATCCTTTCTACCAGTTAGGAAAAAATTATGTTTATCAACTTAAATGCGAACTCTTTGAATATGAAGATGAAGTCATCGATACTTCAGTTGACTTTATCGATACTCAAGTTCAAGATGAAGGATATATTACCACACTCAATTTAATTGGTGTTGGAAGAACAGCAACTGCTGTTTCAATTATTCAGGGTACTCAACCAAGTGGTTATATTAAAAATATATTCCTGAACAATGATGGTAGTGGATATACTTCAGTACCAACAATTGGAATAACTAGTTCTCCAACTGGTCAAGTTGGTGATAACGCAACTGCTGTTGGTGTCCTAACAACTAGAGGTGGCGTAACTTCTCTGAAAGAAATTTTAATTACTAATGCTGGTGCAGGATATACTGTTACTCCAACAGTTACCATAACTGGTGGTGGAGGTGTTGGTGCTGCAGCAACTGCACAACTTATAACTAGCGGTCTGGGTGTAGTTAGATTTAGTATTACTGATCCTGGTGTTGGATTTGGAACTGCTCCAGTAGTTACAATTGATGGACCACCAATCAATGCACAACCTGTCGATGTTAACGTGACAACAACAGTTCCAGATAATTTCTCATATTCAATTTCTGAGAGATTTGATTCTGAACTTACAAGATTTGATCAAGAATTGACGTTCGATAAGAATTCATAAATAGAAGAAAGTACTTTTAAATAATGGCACTACTAGGTATATCAACGGGAACAACACCAAATGATGGTACTGGCGATTCTCTGATTGTTGGTGCCGATAAGATTAATAAGAATTTTCAAGAAATTTATAATGCTATTGGAAATGGAACTACCATCTTTGCAGGTAGTCCAAATATGCAGGTTGGCATTGTCACTGCAGGTATTGTTACTGCAACAACGCTTTTTGGTGATGGATCCAATCTAACAGGTGTTGGTGCGGATGTAACCCTTCAAGATAATGGAACTGGAATTGGTACTGCAAGAATTATCAACTTTGGAGATTATCTCGATGTATCTTCAATTACTCCAACAGGAATTTGTACAGTAACTTCCACATTTGTTGGTAGTAATCAACTTGGAGTAAGAACTGATGTCTCACAGACAACAGGTTCAATCGCAGATGATGCAGCAGCAAATATTCAGTTTGCTGGATTCAAATCATATACGCTTTATAAAGTTCAAACTTCTGCTGCTGCTTGGGTCACACTATATACAAGTCCAGCAACAAGAACTGCAGACGCAAGTAGAAATATAAACACAGACCCAGCAAACGGTTCTGGTGTTATTGCTGAAGTTATTACAACTGGCGCACAAACTCAGTTAATTACTCCAGCAACTATTGGATTTAATGACGATAATCCTGTTACAACTACGATTTACGCTAAAGCAGTCAATAAGAGTGGAAGCACGCAAAATATTACAGTAACTCTAACTATCCTTCAATTAGAAACCTGATGGAAGAATATATTGTAGTTGCCAAAGATCATCATTGTCTCCAGTCACTATACGATGATTTAGAAACTTCTGGTGGAACATCCACAGTTCCAGAAAGATGTGTAGAGTGTTGTGGAAGAAAACCTGCAAGTAGAAGTACACATTACATGCTCAGTCAAGAAGAGGTGGGAACACTTCTAAATGACGATAGAGTAGAAGCTATTGACTATAAAAGGGAGTTGGATGAACAGATAAAGGTTCCACTTTATGAGCAGCAATCAGATTTCTTCGATAAAGGTGCAGGACTAAATTCATCTCACATAAATTGGGGTCTCTTGAGATGTACTGAGGGACAAAATAGGTATGCTTGGGGTGCTGATGGTATTCCAACACAAGCAGGCATTGCAACTGTAACTCAGACTGGAAGAAATGTTGATGTTGTAATTGTAGATACTATTATAGATCCAAATGACCCAGAGTTTGCGGTTAATTCTGATGGAACTGGTGGTTCTAGGGTAATTCAATATAATTGGTTTCAACACAATCCACAAGTCACTGGTGGTGCTGCTGGTACTTATGACTATGGTGTAATTCCATCACAGAATCATGGCAATCATGTTGCAGGAACTGTTGCTGGAAATACTCAGGGTTGGGCAAGAGATGCTAATATTTACAACTTTAGTCCATTTGGAGGAGATGGTGTAAATAATACCAATCCAGATCCAAGTGGTGCAGATACGTTTGAATATATTTTACAGTTTCACTTAAATAAACCAGTCAATCCAAAGACTGGTAAACAGAATCCTACAATTATTAATAATAGTTGGGGATCTTTACTTAAAAGATCACGAACTCCACAATCAGAAACTGATCCTAATAAATTTGATTTTATAGATCATAGAGGAACTAGAATTGAAGGACCACTGACAGATGCTCAGTTAGAACAGTATGGTGTAATGGACTTTACATCATCTGGTGGAGCCTTTGGTGCAGGGGAAGTAACAGTAGGTTCTGACAGTAATAGTGCAAGAGCAGCAATAGTAGATTGTTTGACTGCAGGTATACTTGTTTTTAGTTCAGCAGGAAATTCTAAGTATAAAATAGTCAAATTAGCAAGTGACCCAGATTTTTATAATGCTTATGGTGGATATTCATCATTTTTTAATAGTTATAGAAATAGTGTCCAATATCATACAGGAAATTATGTAGCAACTAGCGGAACTACAATTATTGTTGGTGCAACAAACTCTGCAGTTGTTGATGCTAAAAGAGCATTCAGTGATTGTGGACCTGCTGTTGGTGTATATGGACCAGGAACAAATATTCAGTCATCTGGATTGTTTAGTGGTGTGTCAGATCCAAGAAATTCAACATATAAAAGAACTAAACTCAATGGAACAAGTATGTCTTGTCCACAGGTCACTGGAGTAGTTGCTTGTCTTTTAGAGAGATATCCAGAAATGACTCAAGCACTTGGACAATCTGGATATGGTGGTCCAAAAGTTGCAACATCAAATGATGTTCAAGATTATATTGATGAATATTGGAGTAAGGATCAACTCCTTGATACTGGTGGAAGTTATACTGATGAAAACTCTTTGCAGGGAGGACCCAATGTATATTTGAAATTCCAAAGGGAAAGAGAATATAGTGGTCAAATGACACCTACTCATAAAATGTGGTTTGTTAGACCATCAAGTGGAAATGTTTGGCCAAGGAAACCTCCAACTAGATATGAGAGATAAGATAAATAGTAAAAAAACTATTTGTCATAATGCCAGCAGGAAGAGAAAATAAATTTGCTAGAGCTAGGCATCATTTGAGATCCACTCATTTGTTGGAAGGTCCTACTAATAATACATCTGGATATTTTACAATTGAACCAGATGAAGTTATTGTTACGCCTGCAGTTCGAGTTGAACTCGATTTAGATGCTGATGATCCAGCACTTCAGGGAAAAGACACCTCAGGTCTTTTTGATGAGAATGGAGACCCATCAACTGAAATGCCTCCTGGAGACACTAGTTACATTTTGGGACCAATGGTTAGTGTCTACTTTCCAGATGGTGATTATAGTGCTATTGGATATATTCAAAAAGATACAAGAAAAGTAATTAACCTCGCTAGAATTCCAGGAACAGTAAGTGGTTGGGGTATTGGTGGCAATGTTGAGGGATTTACGAGTTATAGTCAACTTACAGTAGAACAAGCTCTATGGTATAGAGATAAATTGATCAATGGAGATACCTCAGACTATAGAGTTTTTTATGTTGGTGTTTTTGAACAAATAAATTCAGAAAATCCAAACAATGTTACTGATCCCAGTGCTGGTGTAGATAAAGATGAATTTGATAGATGGATTGGGCAAATTATTAGTGCTGCTCGTGTTTTAGTGCCAGAAATATCCAATGTAATTAAAGGTAAATTTGGTCCAGATCCAGATATACCCCCAGGTATTGCAAATCCATTTACTAATCCATCACAAGCACTGAAAGATGTTATTAAACTTATTGGGTATGGCAACAGTCAAGCCAGATCCGCTCTTTTTGGAATACCGTCAAATATTCTAAATGATATTTTAAGCACTTCTATCAATAAAGAAGGAATTGCTTCAGCAATCAATATGGCAGGTAAGATAACAGGATTAGAGTCTGCCACAAACATGCTTAATGATTATAATGAATTTTTGGCAAATCCAAATGGACCTGGTTCTAGTCCAGATAATAGACTTGATGCAAGTAGTTCATTAAGCCCAACAGACTACACAAATCTTTCTAATGCTGTAAATACTCCAGAAATTAATAATCTAATTAGTGGTCTACAAAATGGTGAGTTTAGTGACGAAGTAGTTTCTGTTCCAGGTCTTGGTGAATTTACCGAGAGAGATATACAGGCAGGCAATTTAAAACGTGCAATTGAGACGGCAGTAAATAATCAAATTTATAAGAGTGCGGGATTAGATAATAGTTTACACAATAATGTACAGGTTGATATTGATCAAACTATAGCAACTGGTAATATTGTTTTAACAAAAGAATACGTCTTTAGACCAGGTGGAAGTGTTGCACAGGCGGAAAATAATCCAGTTGGAAAAGTTTTATCAGCTATGGGCGTCCCCTTAGATACAGCAGGATCGGGAAATCCAATTATGACTTATGCAGGATTTGCTGCCGCTGCAGTTGGTTTAAGTAATGCAGAAAACCATGGTGGAGTATATAATGCACCAGGAATGTTTTATCAGATAACATTGCCTATGGGTGGAAATATGGGAGAATCTAGATATTCATTTAAACCTACTATTAAAGAAAATAAGTATAAAAATTTGAAAAAACCATACATTCTTCCAGAAATAAAACAAGAAAAAATAAAGTATCGCCCCAAAGTCAATAAGACTGGTACAAGATCTGTTGGTGATGGTCTAATGAAAAAAGCAGAAGTTCCAACATCTTTTAAGAGACTTGAGGATACTATGTGGAAGAAGCAAGATCGCCATTGGAATGCGAGACACTCTCAAGAGAGAAAGAATATGATACTGGATGCAGTCGGAACTTCAGATCACGCTTGGGAATATATTACAGACCGTAGTGCATCTGATAATGAGTCAAAAGTATATGAGAACTTTGGTCAGGGTATTAAAAATAAAATAGTGAGTAAGAAAAAAGTTGGAAACGACTATATTGTTAAAATGTATAATGAAGAAGGAAAATTAGAAACTTTAACACAATCAGTCTTAAATGAGCGTCTCCAAAGGGAGCATGAGTTAAACTGCAACATTAAAGAACAAGAGACTTTAGATGCATATAATGACCCTCTTGTAAGAAGAATTAAAAATAAATTAAGAACACAAATTGATTATGAGGATAAACCTGCTATCAAGGGGTATCCAGATGAAAAACCAAAGCAGATGAACCAGGGGTGGCATCCGGACTATGGTGATAGGCACGATTATTATAATAGATTAGATAGGCATAGTGCAGATACTATGCAGAATGCTCCCACACAAAATCCAAAAATTGACAAAAAAGTTGATAGTCAAACTACGCGGACGAGAGCATTGAAGAGAGTAAGGGAACTCCTTAGGAAAAATAAATAGTTCGTTGGTATATCAATAAAATGGCAAGAACAGTACCAGGATCAGGGGCAGTAGTATCAGCAAACTTTGATACCAACTTTGGCGTATCAAGTTTCACAATATCCAATGGTGGTACTGGTTATGCATCAACTGATCCCCCACGGATTGATATAACAGGAACTACGGCACCAACCGTATCTGGTTCCTTTTATCCAATTATAGTTAATGGTGCAATACAATCCATTAAGGTATTGTCTGCTGGTTCTGGGTATTTTCCATTAGTATCTACAGCATCAACTGCTGTTGGTATCGCTTCTATCGGATATGATGGAAACTCTAAAGTTCTTAAATCAATCTTACTTAGAGATGCTGGTAAGGGATATAGTCAAGCACCAACAGTAACAATTGCAGATCCAGAATCACTGTCTGGTATTGGGACATATCAATTCAATGAAATTGTCGTTGGATCTAGATCTTTCCTTAGAGCAAGAGTAAAAGAGTGGGATGCTGATACATTAGTTCTTAAAGTTGCTAATGTTGGTACATCCAAGACTGCACCAGATGGTAAGTTCTTTAATGGTGAATTTATTGTAGGTGAAACATCTGGAGCACGTTATGCTACTAATAATTATGTACAAGACGATACTTATGATAAATATACCGAGAACGATGAATTTGAGACTCTTGGAGATAGTCTTTTAGACTTCACGGAATCTAATCCCTTTGGAACTTTCTAATGTTAGGACAGTATTATTACCACGAAATAGTTAGAAAAACTATTATAGCGTTTGGAACGCTATTTAATGATATTCATATTCGTCATCAAGACGGTGATGGTAATGATGTTAGTGATATGAAAGTTCCCTTGGCATATGGTCCAAGTCAGAAGTTTTTAGCAAGACTTACTCAGCAAGCAGATTTAAATAAACCAATCCAAATAACTATGCCAAGGATGTCATTTGAGATGACATCAATTCAGTATGATTCTACAAGAAAGTCTAGTCTTGTTCAGACATTTAAAACTTGTGATGATGGCAGTAAAGTAAAAAAAGTCTTTATGCCCGTTCCATATAATATTGGATTTGAACTTAATATTCTTTCCAAATTAAATGATGATTCACTTCAGATTCTTGAACAGATTTTACCATATTTCCAACCACACTTCAATCTAACTGTAGATTTAGTTCAGTCCATTGGAGAAAAAAGAGATATTCCTATTGTCCTTGAGTCAGTAAATTTTCAAGATGACTATGAGGGAAACTTTGATACACGTAGAGCATTAATACATACTTTACAGTTTACTGCTAAAACATATCTGTTTGGTCCCATCGCAGACAGCAGCGATGGTCTTATCCGTAAGGTTCAGGTTGATATGTATAGCAGCACTGATCGTGCAACTGCTAAGCGTGAAATGCGATACACAGTCACACCAACTGCTAAAGAAGACAAGAATAATGATGGTGTAATCAATCAAGCAGATCACGATCTGCTTATGCCTGGTGACAACTTTGGATTTGATGAGGAATGGGAATTCTTAGGTGATGGTAAGAAATATAGTCCAACTAGAAAAACTGATATCTGATAATCATGAGTGATAATTATGAGTCGATTGACAAGGCACTTGATATTGAAAGTGATATTGTTGAATCAAAACCAATGAAACCCGTTCCACCCAAGGTGGAAAAGGATGACATTAAAAAAGATTATGAATATACTCGTGCTAATTTATATTCTCTTATAGAAAAAGGGCAAGAAGCGATCAATGGTATTATGGAACTTGCAGGAGAAAGTGCAAGTCCTAGAGCATATGAAGTCGCTGGTCAATTAATTAAAAGTGTTGCAGATACAACTGATAAGTTGGCAGATCTTCAGAAAAAATTAAAAGATTTAGAAGAAGATAATACCAAGAAAGGTCCAAATAATGTTACTAATAACGCATTATTTGTTGGATCAACATCTGAGTTGTCTAAACTACTGAAGCAAGGTTTTCTAAATAATAATGATGAGACTAGCAAATAATGGCTAAGAAGTCCTGTAAAAAAGGTTATTATTATTGCTTCACTGATAAAAAGTGTAAGCGAATCCCTAAGGGATGGCATGTAATGTCTACTACAGGACGTTTGATGCGTGATAGTGAACATCAAGATGAAAATGAAAAAGAGGGTAAGAAAAAGAATGGCAACGGAAATGGTGCAAATGGCAATGGAAATGGGAATGGGGAGTCTAATGGGGGCTCTGATGGCGGAGGAGTTTCGGAATCGAAAGACCATGAAGTTGCAATGGCACAAAGTCAACTCAAAAAGTCAGCAAGAAACATCGCAAAGTTGAGAAAAGCATTAGGTAAAAAGGAAAAAGATATTCCTGCCTGGATGCAAGCAAAGATTACTGATACCGCACACGACACTGACGCTGCTGCTGGTTACGCAGATAAAATGGATGAAGAAGTCATTTCTGAGAAACGCGACGGTAAGTCTGCTAAGTCCAAAGGTTACTCGCTCCGCGACTGGTTTAAAGGTGGTGGTTGGGTTCAAGC